TAATGAAACACCTAAAGATTATATTATTACTAGTGATACTGACTCCTTATTTATTCAATGTAAAGATTTATTAATAGCAAGACATCCTGATACTGATTTTAATAATAGGGAAGATGTAATTAATAAAATATTAGTAATTGCTAATGAATTACAAGCAATGGCTAATAAATTTATAGGTGATTTTGCTAAGAGTGCTTTTAATTTAGGAGATAATAGTACTCATTATTTTGAGTTAAAACAAGAAGTTGTACTAGATAGAGGTTATTTTGCAGGTAAGAGGAGATACGCCCAACATATTGTTAATAAAGAAGGTGTACCTGTAGATGAGTTAGATGTTAAAGGTTTAGATCTAATGAAATCAAATTTCCCACCTCTATTCAGACAATTTGGAGAACATATTATTACTGAAATTATGTTTGGTAAACCTAAAGAAGATATGGATAAACAAATTCTTTCTTTTAGAACTGAATTAAGAACTATTGATTGGAAGAAAATTCTTAAACCAACTGGTTTAAAGAAAATGAAAGAATATATAGCATCACCACCTAGAGCAGGTGAAATATTTACTAAATTAGGATTAAAATGTCCTATTAATACTAAAGCAGCGATTTATACTTCTGATATTTTAAAATTTAGAGGATTAGATAAAAAATATCCTACACCTCAAGTAGGTGATAAAATTTATATTGTTTATTTAAAAGATAATCCATATAGAATAGATGTACTTGCTTTAAATGGTTATAATGATGCTCCTGAGTTATTAGAATTTGCTGAAAAATATATAGATAGAGATGGCTTATTTGATTCAGTTTTGAAAAACAAACTAGAATCATTATATTTAGACTTAGGATGGGGTGCAGTAGTATTAAACCAAAACATAAACAAATTTTTTAGATTTTAAAAATGATAAATAAAGCAGACTTAACAAGTATTATTTCAAAGTATTATCTTAATGGAATGAATGAAGCAGTTAGATGGGACATTCAAGATAATAAATTAACTATTAAATTTACAGCTCCTGATAGAACAATGATTGGAGTTGTAACTTGTGATAATTTTGAATTAGAGGATTCAGCTATTGGTATTAGTAATACTACTCAATTAAATAAACTATTAAACATTACAAATGGTTATGTAAATTTAGAATATGTTAAACAACATAAACTAATTACCAAACTTATTATTTCAGACAATCAATTTACTTTAAATTATGCTTTAGCTGATTTAATGATTATTCCTAAAGCAGGAGAATATGTTGGTGATGATGTGTACAACATTGAAGTTACATTAGATAACGAAAGTATAAACGCTATAGTGCGAGCAAAATCAGCACTCGCAGATACTGATACAGTTGTATTCCAACCTGTTATAAACGCTGCTACTTTTGAACCACAATTAGAAATGGTGTTTGGTGGTAATATTGAACATTCAAATAAAGTATCATTTTACTTACCTAATATTGAAACAAATAATTTACCTCCAATGTTTAAAGCCCATTACAATTCTAATCTAATTAAAGAAATTATGTATTGTAATAAAGATGTAGCTAATTGTACTATGGGGATCAATTTAGATGGAGTTATGAAACTTGCTTTTGATAATGGAAATACTAAAAGTGAATATTATTTAGTAGCAAAAGAATTATAAACTAATATATTTATAATAAAGTTATGGGTTTTGAATTAATTAAGGTTGGTGATGACTTATATACAGTCGAGCGTAAAATTCCTGAGCATACAGGAATAGATACAAATCTATTTAAAGGATACACTAATACAACAAATGTTTTTAGAAGAGACGGGTTATTTTATTTTTGTCGTTTAGTTGAAGAGGCTCAAATAATAGAAGATGAGCCAATAAATGAATTACCTCCTGTTGAAAATAGTTTGGAAGACCAATAAAAGTTTGTTATATTAACGTTATGAGTACAGAAAAAGAATATACCCGTTTTGTTAATGATCCTATAATGGATCCGTATTTCATCTCAATGGATGATAACTGTATGACTGTTAATATTAGAGTTATTCCTGATTCCCGTTATACTGAATCGGGTAAAGAATATACTAAAATTATCGGACATTATAGTAATTTATCTGCTGCTTTGAAATCAATTGCTAAAGATAAAATTAATAGCAAATCATATGATTCAATACAAGGTTATATTGAAGAATACAATACACTAATCAATTCATTCACAGAAAAAATAAAAATTTAAATATGGCATTAGAGGCACTTTTTAACGCGGTTATCGTAAAACCAGTTGAAGTTGAAGAAACTTCATACGGTGGGATCATTGTTCCTGATTTAGGAAATGAAAAAAATAAAACAGGTAAAATTGTATCTGTAGGTGAAGGTCACTCCTCATTTACAGGTGTTTTCTTACCCACTGTTTTACAAGTAGGAGATGTAGTAGTACTACCTACAATGGGATTCACTAAATTTGATTATGAAGGTGAAGAATATTGGATTGGTAGGGAAAATGATGTTTTAGCAAAAATTAAATAACATGAGCAAAATTATAGAATTTGGTCCTGAAGGACGTAAAAAATTAGCGGAAGGTATTGAGAAACTATCTAACGCAGTAACAGCTACTTTAGGACCTAATGGTCGTAATGTAGTAATTGCAAACGGAGGTGTTCCTCAATCAACAAAGGATGGTGTTACTGTAGCTAAATCCATTACTTTAGAAAATCCACTTGAAGAAGTAGGTGTTCAACTAGTTAAACAAGCAGCTATTAAAACTGCAGAATTAGCAGGTGATGGTACTACTACTTCTACTTTACTAGCTTCAGAAATGATTAAAGCAGGTATGTTGGAGTTAAGTAATGATCGTAATGCTGTTGAAATTAAAAGACAAATGGATGTAGCGGTTAAAGAAGTTATAGTTGCTCTACATAATGAGATTAAAGAAGACATTTCATCTGAAGATCAACTGAAACAAGTTGCTACAATTTCAGCAAATAATGATCCTGAAGTAGGTGAATTAATTGCAGCTGCAATGCAAAAAGTAGGTCGTGAGGGTGTAGTGTTTATTGAAGAGTCTAAAAATGGTGAAACATATCTTGAAACAGTAGAAGGTATGCAATTTGACAGAGGTTACAAATCACCTTATTTTGTCACAGATAATAATTCAATGAGTACTACTATTAGTGATCCTTATATTTTGATCGCTGATAAAAAATTCACTACAGTAAAAGAATTATTGCCTATTTTAGAAGCTGTTTCAAGTCAAAATAAGCCTTTAGTATTAATTGCTGAAGATATTGATGGTGAAGCTTTAGCTACTTTGATTGTAAACAAAGCAAGAGGTATTTTGAAAACTGTAGCTATTAAAGCTCCTGATTTTGGAGACCGTAGAAAATTGTTACTTGAAGATATTGCTATTATGACTGGTGGTCAAGTATTTAGTGCTGAAAAAGGTATGAAACTTGATAAATTCAGTTGGGATTGGTTTGGTCAAGCTAGAGTAGTAACTGTAAATAAAGATCAAACAACTATTGTTGATGGAAAAGGAGATGCTGATAAAATTGCAGCCCGTATTGAAGAATTACAATCTCAAATTGACAACGCTCAATCACCATATGAAAAAGAAAAATTGCAAGAACGTTTAGCTAAGTTTATTGGTGGTGTAGCAATTGTACATGTAGGTGGATTTACAGAATCTGAAATGCGTGAGAAAAAAGATCGTGTTGATGATGCTTTACAAGCAACTAAAGCTGCTTTAGAAGAAGGTATTGTACCAGGTGGTGGAGCTGCTCTATTACATGCTCGTGAGCATATTAAAAGAGATAGTATTGGAGCTGATATTGTTTATAAAGCCTGTGGTTCTCCATTTAAGAAAATTTTAGCTAATGCTGGTATTGATCAAGAATATGTTTACCATGCTATGAATGAAATCAGAACATCTGATTATTGGATTGGTTATAATCTAAAAACAGATGAATTTATAGATATGAAAGAAGCTGGTATTATTGATCCAGCTAAAGTAACTCGTATAGCACTTGAAAATGCAGCATCAGTTGCAGGTACTATTTTATTAACAGAAGCTATTATAGTTGACAAACCAGAAGATAAGAAAGAGGATGGTGGGTTTGGAGACATGATGGGAATGATGTAAAAATTAAAAAATGCAGGACGCAGTATCACTAATCGGAAAACTTATTAATATTGATGGTCAATTACTTACTGTCAAAACATTATATTTTATTCCTGGTACTGATAGGATTTATGTAGGTATGGCCACAGCAGGTCATACTTACATAAACTATCCTATTGAAGAATTAATTCCTTATTTTAAAGAACAAATCAAGTTATGAGTAAAACAGAAACACAAGAAAAATTAGTTGAAATTGCTAATCGTATCCCACCAGGTGATAATTGGAAAGTTAGTAATGTAAATGAAATTCAAAAATCTTTAACAGACGCTTTAGAATCATGGTTTCAAATGGCTACTATTAAACCAAACGCATTTAGATTAGATTTGGCTGCTGGTAAAATTTATGTTATATTAAATCAAGAGGTTGAAATCAAAGAACCAGAACTAAAACGTTACAACATATATGGCGATTATTAAAGAACATACTATTTTTGTAGAAAAATACAGACCCAAAACACTTGATAATTATATTTGTGATGAACAAATTCGTGAGAAAATTCAAGAATTCATAACTAATCAAGACATACCTCATTTAGGTTTCTTTGGATTACAAGGTTCAGGTAAATCTACATTAGCAAAAATATTAGTTAATAGTATTGATTGTGATTTCATCTATTTGAATGCTACTGAGAATAGGGGTATGGATGACATTAAAGAAAAAGTAGGTTCATTTGCTTCTGCTCGTGGTTTCAAACCATTAAAAATTGTTATTTTAGATGAATCAACTCATATTTTACAAGCATCACAAGTGTTGCTTTTGAATATGATTGAAACATATAGTTTAACTACTAGATTTATTCTAACAGGTAACTATCCAGAAAGATTAATTCCACCACTTAGAAGCAGATTACAAGAATTTAAGTTAACTCCACCATCTAAAAAAGTAGTAGCAAAACATGTTTATGGAATTCTAAATCAAGAAAACATTGAATTCCAACTTGAAGATTTAGCCGCTGTAGTAAATAGTTCATATCCTGATTTTAGAAAAATTATTAATGATTGTCAAAAGTACATTATTGACAATAAACTTACATTACCTACTACTTTAGGTAAAAATGAGGATGTTCAAAGTAAAATTTTAGATGAATTAAAAAAACCGTCTACTAAAACATTTAATAACATTAGACAGATTATTGCGGACAATGATGTTTCTTCATTTGAAGACGTTTTTAAACACCTATATGAGCATACAAACGAATATGCTGTTGGGTGTGAGGGACAAATAGCAGTTATTATAAATGAATGTCTTTATCAATCTAATTTTAGAGTAGATTTAGAAATTAATTTTATGTCTGCTATTTCTAGAATTATTGAAAATTTAAAATTAAATAAAAGAATATGAAAAACAACCAAATGAATCTAAACATTGACTTATCAAAAACCACATCTGTAGAAACTGCATCAGGTTGCAAAATTTGGAGTCAAGGAGTTATTATCCGTAAAGTATCTCGCTTTGTAGTAGGAGCTGATGAAGACGCTCTTATTCCAATTCCTGTATTTTATGATGTTGAAAGTGGAGAAATTTTACTTGAAACATTGCCTAAGGAATTAAGGAAAGAATATGGCGGTGACACTGTTTGATTGGCTTAAAGAGATAACAGGTACTAAAAAACAATGGTCTTCATTTAATGAGGATGACCAGAAGCAATTTAACCCTTATATGGTTCATAGATACATTAGTATGTATGAGCCTTATATTGAGGTTGTAAATTTCGCTCAACTCTTGCCTCAAAATGATAAAGAAAAAATATATAAATTTTACTGCAATATGATTCCAAAAAACAATATATGGTTAAAGTATATAAAAGGTTCAAAGAAAAAGCCTAATGAAACAATACTTAAATATATAGCAGATTATTATACTATTTCATTAGGGGAGGCAGAAGATTATATTTATATTCTTAAAAAAGAAGGTATAAATCATATTCTTGAGAAATCAGGAGTTGATGAAAAAGAAATTAAAAAGCTATTAAAAGAAATCAAATGACAAAAAACAGTGACTTAGGAACTATAGGTGAACATCCTAAAGTAAGAACAATTATTGAAACAGATTCAATTGTAGACTCAGTTATTGATGAGCATATCATTAGAGCTCAAATGGGTAAAAATAAATATAATAATACTTTAGATAGAACAGATTTATCAGTATTAGATTATTTACAACATGCTAAAGAAGAAGCAATGGATTTAGCTCTATATCTAGAGAAAACAATTCAAATGCTAAAAGGTAAAAAATAAGTTTTGACTAGAAAGAAAAAAATACCCGCACTTGTAAAACAAATCAAAAAACATACTCTAAAAGAAGTCAATTATGCTTTTGAAAAAGCGATTTCTTATAGTCAAATGTCTATGTTTTTGTCTTGTCCACATAAATGGTCTTTACAATATAGAGACGGTTATTACACATCTGAACAGTCTATTCATATGACATTCGGAACTGCAGTACATGAGGCTATACAACACTATATAACAACTATATATGAAATTAGTGGCGCTGAGGCAGACCGAATTGATTTAGAAGCATATTTTGAAGAGCGTTTTAGAGAAACATATTTAAAAGATTACAAATCAAACAAATCCACTCACTTCTCAGATCCAGTTGAAATGAGAGAGTTTTATGAAGATGGTTTAGCTATTTTAAATTTTGTAAAGAAAAAACGAAGTGGGTATTTTGGAAAACGAGGATGGTTTTTAGTAGGTTGTGAAGTACCTTTATTACTTACTCCTCATCCTGAGTTTAAAACTATTTTATATAAAGGCTATTTGGATGTTGTTTTGTATCATGAACCAACTAACACTTTTAAAATTATAGATATCAAAACATCTAAAAGTGGTTGGGATGATAAAACTAAAAAAGATGAAACAAAACAACTCCAACTAGTACTTTATAAAAAATTTTATAGTCAACAATTTGGAGTACCTGAAGACAATATTGAAATAGAATTCTTTATTGTTAAAAGGAAAATATGGGAAGAATCTCCATATCCAATTTCAAGAATTCAAGAATACACACCAGCAAGTGGTAAAGTAAAAATGAATAAAGCAACTAACACTATTAATTCATTTATAGAGGAAGTGTTTAATCATGATGGTTCTCATAAAAAGAAAACATTTGAACCAAATCCTAGTAAATGGAACTGTACTTTTTGTCCTTTTAAAGATAAAAAAGATCTTTGTCAAGCAGGTGTATCTTCATAAACCTACGTATATTTATATATAACAAATAATAAAGATTATGACAAATAAAAAAGATATGACCTTGACCTCTGTGAAAGTACAGAGTGAGTTATTCGAACAGTTTAAAATTAATTGTGTAAGGTATAAATTTTCTTTACAAAAGCTTGCTGACCGTGCTATTCATTTATATATTACAGATGAAGAGTTTAGAAAAAAAATGCATTCACACAACAATTTAGACATTAAAGATTAAAAAAAATTTTATGAAAGATAAATTTGGTTATTTACCTCCTGATAAGAGGAAAAAGGTTTTGCTTATCTGTGATGACATTAGAGTTCATTCAGGTATAGCAACAGTTGCAAGAGAGATTGTTATTCACACCGCCCATCATTTCAATTGGATTAACATAGCAGGAGCTGTTCAACATCCAGAAAAAGGACAAAGGTTTGATTTAAGTGAAGATACAAACAAGAATGCAGGTATTGAAGACTCATCAATATTTTTATACCCAGTAGATGGATATGGAGATGCTGAGCTTATTAGACAAATGATTAAATTTGAAAAACCTGATGCTATTATGTTAATCACTGATCCTCGTTATTTTGTTTGGTTGTTCCAAATTGAAAATGAAATCAGAAAACATATTCCTATTGTTTATTTAAACATTTGGGATGACTATCCAGCTCCTATTTACAATAAGCCATTCTATGAGGCATGTGATGTGTTAATGGGTATTTCAAAACAAACAGTAAATATCAATAAAATTGTTTTAGGGGATAAAGCAGATAATAAAATTCTTAAATATATTCCTCATGGATTGAATAGTGATATTTTTAAACCACTAGATAAAAACACTCCAGAATTAAAAGAATTTAAGAAACAACTTTTTAAAGGTAAAGAATATGATTTTGCTTTGTTGTTTAATTCTAGAAACATTAGACGTAAACAAATTCCTGATACAATTTTAGCTTACAAATATTTCATTGACCAATTATCAGAATCAGAAGCTAAAAAATGTGCTTTAGTATTACATACAGAACGCATTAGTGAACATGGTACTGATTTAGATGCTGTGATTGAATTATTATGTAATGAGCCTAAATATAATATTATTTTTACTGATGGTAGATATGATGCTTATCAAATGAATTTACTATATAATAGTACAGATGCTCAAATCTTATTAACATCTAATGAAGGTTGGGGATTGAGTATTACAGAAGCTATTTTAGCAGGTAAGCCTATTATTGCAAATGTGACAGGAGGAATGCAAGACCAAATGAGATTTGAAGATGAAGATGGTAATTGGTTTACTCCATCACCTGAAGTACCTTCTAACCATACTGGCAGATATAAAAAACATGGTGCCTGGGCATTTCCAGTTTATCCAACTTCAAGAACATTAGTTGGTTCTCCTCCAACACCTTATATTTGGGATGATACTTGTAGAGCAGAAGATGCAGCTGAACAAATTATGGCTGTTTATCAATTAACACCTGAAGAGCGCAGTGAAAGAGGATTAGTAGGTAGAGAATGGGCTGTTAGTGAAGAAGCTGGTTTTACATCTAAACATCAAGCATATCGTTTTATGGATTCAATGAATGAATTATTTTCTACTTGGGAACCTAGAGAAAAATATGAGTTGATTAATGTAAATGAATATCCTGATAGAACTTTAAAACATAATTTATTATATTAAAAATGAAACCGTTATTTATAATTAGTTGCCCTATTGACACATATAGTGGTTATGGTGCCCGCTCTAGAGATTTAGTTAAAGCTATTATTGAGCTTAACAAATACAACGTTAAAATATTACCTCAACGTTGGGGAGGTACACCTTGGAACTTTATTGAAGATCATTCTGAGGAATGGGGATTTTTAGCAAAACACATGTTAAATACTCCTCAAATTCCTAAACAGCCTGAAATTTGGGCTCAAGTAACTATACCAAATGAATTTCAACCTATTGGAAAATATAATATTGGTTTTACAGCAGGTATTGAAACTACAATTTGCTCTCCTGATTGGTTAGAAGGCATAAATAGAATGGATGTGACTTTTGTTTCATCAAGACATTCAAAACAAGTATTTGAAGAATCTCAATTTGAACAAAGAGACCAAAATACTCAAGAATTGTCTCGTGTTATTAAACTTGAAAAACCAGTTGAGGTATTATTTGAAGGAGCAGATCTAAACA